TGTTGTTTTTGGAGGTATATACGGAGGAGATCCTAATGTTATATCTACAAGTTGCTTTAAAATCGTGTAGTGTAGAAATTCTTTCTTGTCTCTTACATATATCGTCTCTAACCCTTTTAAATATAAATATACCTCATCCTCAAACAAATTTTCACATTCGGGGTGAGATATAGGTAGAATGTATCCCTTATGACCTTGGATAGGTCTTACATAGAAGCCAATAATAGAGTTTTGTGTTGGATGTTGGTAAGGATTATTTGAAATAATCTCTACAAACGCTTCTTTAAAACCGCTATTTTTTAAAACCTCAAATTGTTCTTTATTCTCTATTAACCAAAACACTTATATCTATAACTTTACTTATAGAACTTAAGATAATTATACTTTAGGTAAAATCCAAATCCAGTTATCCCAAGTTCTTGTTCTCTTAACTTTACCATATTTTCGTTTACACGAGCAACTTCGTTTTTGTCCCCTGTTATTAACCATGGTAATTGGATACCAATATACAAAGAATTTTTAAATAATCCACTAGTTTCAGTGTATCTATTTTCATTGGTTTTTTTAGAAAAGTATCTTGTAAATTCTCCTAACTGGTAATCTTGGGTGTTGGGTTGGGGGTAAAAAGGAATAGGTGGTGGAGGTACTGAGGAGTTTGGGGTGATATTATTAAGCAAGGAATAATTAAGATTATCTATACCATAAAATCTGTAGTCAGTTTCTTCTTCTCCTTCATCAGTAGTAGCTGTTGAAGATTCTGGTGTTGTTAATTCTAAATTACTACCGTCTTCTGGGAATCTTCCAGTGTAAGCTTTACCATCAATAGTAGTAAAATAGTACCCAATATAGGGTTGATTAGATCCTAGTATAGATAATTCACCATTACAATATAAATTAGGAGTTATATGTGATTTTGGATAATACATTTTTAAGTTCCTTTTACATCATTTATATCTACGTATTGTGAAGATGAAGAAGATAAACCATAAAAATTAACAAATTCTAATTCTCCAGCGCTAAATACAGTTTTACCATCTTCATTACTTATTCTAAGGAAATTAGTTTGATTTATAGCTCCTAATATTTCTTTACTTCTTTTTGTTCTATTTAATAATAAAGTTTGAATTTTAGGGTATTTTTCAAATAAAACTTCTTTTGCATTTGATGAAACTGATTTCCAATCTGGTATAGCGTCAAAATGGACACAATCATATACCCAAGTGCCAGCAGTCCAAGTCCCTCCCCATCTTAATCCAGCAGCTTTAGCTATATCAGGAACTCCTAATTTACTCCATTTTAGAGCGCCAGCAGGGGTTCCATATCTAACGTATAACTTATCTTTGCTTGGAACTAAATCTCCATCTACATCATCCCCCTTAGGGAAAGCTTTATATATAGACATATCTATAGCAAATCCCCAAACGTGGGTAGAACCAATTCCTACCCCGGTAGTAGTATCTAATTTTCTAGTTATAGAACCTATATTAAATCTAAAATCTTTAGGATATCTTTCTAATAAACCATTAAGAAATTTTCTAAATTTATTTTGTACGTAGGGGGAGTTATTAATATATTGTAATACTTCATCTACAGAATTTGTTCTTCTACCTTTAGGTCTTCTACCTATACGGAAATCCCTAGCAATAGCTCTATCTATATAGAAATAACTATCTATTCTATTATCGATAACTTCAGGAGTTTCTTCTTCTATTACTGGGTCTTCTTCGATTATAGATTCTTCAATAATTCTAGTAATTTGTTCTTCTATAGCTACTTCAGGTCTTTCATCAAATAATTTTGCCCTAGATTGTGTACCTACTTTTGTAATCCATTTATTATTTTCAATAACATGATCTAATTCAGTAATAATAAAGGTTAAAGTTTCACCATAATTTTTAGGTAAATATCTAGAGTCAATAGTTAATTGATCAAAAATTCTAATACCTGAGAGACCATCAAATGTTAAAGATAGATTAATGGGTAAAAAACCAACAAAAGGGGTTGTTATGCCTTTCCTTTCAGCATCATATGATAGTACTTTATTAAAAAAATCTCTTTGAATACTTAAAAATTTAGTAAATGTTGGGTTATTATCACCTGTAGTACTAAGATATAGATCCGGAAAACCATAACCAGCAAAAGTACTATTTTGACCTGCTACTCCTGGGTTATTGGTAAAAGATAATTCAGAGGAACTTTTAAGTTTGCGAAGATAATTTTTATAAGTTTCTCTTAATAAAGAAAAATCAACTCTACTTTGAGCATTTTCTTGCCCTGCTTTTTCTATATCCAGTTTAGTAGGGATTATTCTATCTACTAACCCTATATTCCATTTACTAAATACAGTAGCATCTTCCCCAACAGCTCTACCTGTAGCTTGGGCCCCTATTGAAATCATAGTAGCAAAATCTTTATCTAAAGTAGTGGTTAATTGGTAATCTCTTACAAAATTTCCAGCATTACCATTAAACCCATATATATTAAATACAGGGTTTGTATCTATTTTTTTAAATGGAACTTCATCATATATTTCTAATACTTGTTTAGTTATTGGTTCTGTTGGTCTACTAGCCGTAACGGTTGCAGTTTGAAATAAACTATCACTAATAGCAATATCATCTGAATCTGCAAATTCACCAGTAGCATCTGGATTAAAAGCTACAAATTGAGCTTCTCCTACAGCTTCAAAAGTTTGAGTACTTTCTGAGTTAGACCCTGCAAAAGTTTTTTCAACAACTCTTAATTTTAATTTATTTACTCCTCCTAAAAATCTATTAGTATCAATTAATATTTGATTTAAAAATTCGTAAATAGATAAATTACCTTCTTCATCAGATTTAGATTTAATTAAACCCTTTAAATATTCTTTTTCATAAAAAAGATTCATTACTTTACCTACACGTTCAGTTCCTATTTTAGTATGAAATTCTGGGAGAGAGGGAAAAACTTTTATTTCTTCATCCCCTAAATTTACATCTAATTTGTTAATCATCTTAGAAGGATCACCTGAAAAACTATAACCATTACTATAACAATAAGTATCTTCGCTATTATCTATAGAAATTAATGCTGGGTTTTGGTTTTTGTCGTAAACCAAAAGTTTTCGGTTAATAAATTCTAGAAGAACTCCTAAACGTAAATAATGTTTAGATTCTTGTGTTTCATTTCCATAAGCAGCATTACATGATAATATATTATTGGGTTTGGTAAATGCTGTAGTTTCAAGGTTTAAAGATTTTGCTTCTTCTTCAGTTAAAGAAGTTTTAATAGGAGAAGTTATAGTTTTATTTACAAACTGATTAGTACTACCTAATCTTGTATTGGATGAAGTTGATTTTACAGTTACGGGGACTTCTTCTACTTGAGTTGTAGTTAATAAATCTATAGCTACTTCTAAAGCTGTTGGACGATCTTCTTCAGGTGTTGGGTCATTTGAACTTTCTTCTGGAGTTGATCCTGAAGGGAGAGTATATTTTATATTGTCTAAAGAGGTATTAATTTTTAAGCTTTCAATTACACTACCTATACTCATTAAATCTAAACTAATAGTATAAGATCCTTCTTTAGTAAATTCCCAAGAAAAATTAGTAACTCTTCCTAAAAAAGCATCGTAATTCCCTTTAGATTTTTTTCTAAGATTTTCAATTTTAGTATAAAACAAATCAGTCCCTTTATCAAACCCTGTTAGAAATTCATTTTGAAGAGTTAATTCGCTTATATCTTGTGTTGAAGCATATTCATCAACAGAAAGAGGATAGTTTGAATTACCCCATTCTACTAACATAGTATAACCTAACCTTATATAAGTAGATTCTATGTATTCAAATTGTTTACGATTATGAGCTATTAAAGAAATTGTAGCTTTTCTTAAAGAACCATTACTGTAAGTTTTAGAATTAAATGAAATGATCCCAGGCATAGGTTTAATTCCAAAATCAGTTCCTCCAAACCCATAGTTATAATTAGAAGTAGGTAAATTTGAAGTATCATTAGTTACTCCAAATTTAGATTTAGTATTATTTAAAGTTCCTCCTTGTAGAACTAATTCTTGAGATAATTGATTACCTTTATAATTTTCTAATCCTAAAAATTCATTTCTAAACGAGGTCCCATTATCTGAGCCTGTTACATCTTGGTAAATAGTTTCATCAAATTTTAAAACTATTTGATCTTCTATATTTACTGAAGATAATAATCTTACCCAAGAAGTTGAAGCATTTTCCCAAACTATATCAGATGAGGTTTTAGAGGGTTTTCCTAAAATATCTTGACGTGTTTTAATTTGGTCTTTTACATAAGCTAAATGATCTTCTCCTACTATATTAGCCATAACTTTTTATTGATTTAATGTATTGTATGCTTCTAAAACAGAGTTTAAATTTCCAGGAATTCTAAGTTGAATTCCTACAGGTGGGTATAAAGAACTTTGAGTATATTCAGCGTTAGCAGAAGAAATAACCCACCATAAAGAAGGATCTTCGTAATATAATTGAGCTAAAATATCATATCTATCTCCATCTGTAGTAATAACATAAACATCATTATTAGTGCGAGGAATATCTGGATATTTAACCGTCCTATATAAACGGGTATTTTCTAGTGTTTTAGTTTTTAATATATTTCTGTAACGTGCCATTATCCTCTATCTAAATTTTCAATCCTTGTAATTTCATCATCAATAGCATCTAAATCAGCTTCTGTAGGGGTGGATGTAGTAGGAACAAAAGGACCATCTTTTTGGTGATCGTTTGCTCTATAAACATTTGATGGGAAATCTTGATATAGATTATTTATTTTATCTGTTAAAGTTCCATCTTCTAAAGATATAAACCTTTGAGTAATAGCCCCAGCTGCATCTATATGTTTTACAGTTTCTGGGAGGAATTTGTAGATAGGTTTAAATGTCATTTCTACATTAATCATATGGGGTAGTTCTTTTACTGAAGGGTTTCTGAATGTAGTACCCCCAACAGAAGATATTTCAGTATTAGTAGCAGGGATTGAAATTTCCCAAGGACTTTCTTGAGGAATAGTATATGTTAAACTTTCAATAATACCCGGAGTTTCATAAAAATAACCCCCAAGAGTTAATCTATGGATATTTCCTCTCATATATCCATTATCTGAGTAATTAGGGGCAAGTGTAGATTTTAAATAATTTAATTTTTGGAACATAATAGAAAGTTCCTGTATAGATTGAGCTACTACTGTAAATCCCATACTTACAGTATTATTAAATCCTTGATATGTATAAAAATTTTCTCCTCTACCTATATACTTAAAATTATTCCACTCAGCACCCATAGAATCTGTAAATGAGTTTATAAATGCTCTAAAGTGGGCGAAAGTTGCTAATTTAGGATTATTATTATCTATAGTAGCAATTCTAAATTTAACTAAATCATTCTTTTTACTTATATCTTCAGTTACATTTTCACTTTTATACAGATATAAAGAATTTATTTTATCTAAAGGGTCAGGTTTATCGTTAAATGAAGTTCTACCTTTTGAATAATTACTTCTATTTCTACCTCTTTCTCCAGGATTACCTAATCCTACCCTTTGTTCAATATTTTTAGTTTTATAATCAGGAGATGAAGATATATTAGAAGCAGGTTTTATAGTAAGATTTTTTCTAAAATCTTCAACTAATGTAGAAGAAGAATCTTTTACTACACTATAATTTTGAAGTTGCCCTTGAGATAATGTTGAATACCTTCTATTAGCAGGGATTGTTGGAAAATCTAAACTTGATTCATATCCTATAAATGGGGTTCTTTCAGGAGCGGTCTTAATTATAGTATCTAAAGAACCATTTTTACCAGAATTTGGACCTCCTCTATATCTAAATAACTCTAAATCAGAATGACCATTGCTATTAGCAATTTTTTTTGAGTAAAGGTTTACTAACCTATTATTTTTTTTGGTTTTTATAGACAATAGTGAACTTTGAAAACCAACTAAATTCCCATTTACTAAGTTTATATACTCAGGACGAGAAAAAGGAACACTTAACCCAGTTGGGTCTAATCCTTGTTTATTTGGGTGAATTCCTAAAGCAGTACCTGTTGCTGATGCTAAGGTACTTAAAGGGGTGTATACACCATCATTTAATCTATATTTATTAGTTTCAGAAATTAAGGTAGGGTACCCCCCATAAATTCGAGTACCTAATGTTGATAAAGCATTTTGTTGGGCTATAAATAACCCCCCCTTTACGGTAGTAAAATATTTTCCTAGTCTTACTAAATCATCGGCTACAGAAGACGCAACTTGAAAGCCCCCACGAATAAACATATCTGGACCTCCAGTACGGGCTAAAGTTTCAATTCCATCATTAGTAATTCTTTTATTTAAAGATTTACCTTTTATAAAGGGTTGACGACTAGAACCACCACCAGGTCTATCTTTCCCATATCTAAGAGAAGTTAGGTCTGTTTGTAAGTCTATTAATGGCATTTATTATCCTGGTAAGTTATCAGTGTACTTAGGAGGAGTAAGCCCATCTAAATCTAATGTAGATGGGTTTGGTTTACCACCCATACCTGGGTTACCATTGATTGAATACTCATCATGTAATCTTGATTGTTTGCTAGACCCAGGCATAACAGAAGGAGTTGAACCATTCCATTGAGTTAGGTTTGAACCGTTTTGAGCTAATTTGTTTTTTAATCCCATAATATTATTTTGTTATAAATATTAAACATTATAAGCTACTCCTGAAGCTTTCATTGATGAATTTAATTTTCTACCATCCATATTAATAGAAAAATCTTTATTAGCTACTTGTTTTAATAAAGAAATCATTTCGTTAGCTTGAGCTTTAGTAATCCCATCATTACTTCCACCTTGGGATACATTAGGAGAAACTACTACATTATCTCCTTTTGCTGTGACTGCTGTAGCACCATATGAATCTGTAATAGTAAAAGGGCCTCTTTCTGCTGGGGCAGTACCATCCATAACAGCAGCAACTCCCCCACCTAAGGCTAACCCCCCAAAAGCAGCTGCAAGAGCTGGAAGTGCTGTTCCACCAGTTGCTATTACTAAAGCTGCGCCAGCTATAGCTAATATTAAAGCTAAACTAGTTTTTAAAATAGTATTTAAGGATTGAATACCTTGAGTTAAAGCATCTTGGGCTGAGAGGGCGGCTGTATTTGCTGTTAGAGAATCTCCTTGTGTTTCTACTCCTGTTTGAATACTATTATTAATAGATTCTTGAGTTCTTAACTGGTCTGCAAGTGTATCTCGAGACATACCTAAAGCTGCGGCAAAAGCATCCTGTTGGATTACATTTAAACTTTGGAATTCTTCAATTGATCCGAATTCATTAGCAATTTCTTGAGTTAACCCAGCTATATCATCATTTAAAGCGAATAATCTAGCTCTTTCTAGGTTAATATCTCTATTAATAAGGGATTCAGCTTTTAATTCAGCAGCAATAGATGATTCAAAATCTAAAATAGATCTTTGAGTACCTAAAATAGCGCCCATTTCTACACCTAATGATTTAGCTTGAGCTACAGCTTCTACTAAACCACCCGGGGATCTTTCTAAATTTAATCTTAAAGCTCCTGAAATTTGGTTTGCTTCTTCTAAAGTTTGTTTAAAATTAAGAGCAACACCTGTTGTTGCTTTTATAGATTTAAATGCTGCTTCGTTTTCAGCTACTACATCATTAAAAGCTTTACCACTATTAATGGCTTCTATTGCTAGGTTAGAGGCAGCTTCTGCAGATAATCCTAGGCGTTCTTCAGCAAATGCTACTCCATTTCTAATATCAGTAGTAAATAAATTTGCAGTTCCCCCTAAAGCACTATTTAAATCATTTGTGGCTTGGGTTACAGTTTTTAAATTTACCCCTAAGGTTTGAGCCTCTAAAGAAGTTCTAGCTAATTGTTGATTTATAGCTAAACCTTCACCTTTAGTTACAGCAAATCCTCTTTGTATCTTAGCTACTTCACTATCAACTTCTTTAAGCATTTTTACCATATAAGCAAAAACTGCTTTACCTATATCTGGTGGGCGGATGTCCGCTATTTTTTGTTTAAGTTTATCTACAATACCAGCACCAATCCCTCTAGATTTATTTTCTTTTTCAATAGCTTCTAGAGCTTTTTCCTGTAGGGATATTTGTTCGTTTAGTGCATGTAACTGTTCTTCATTTAAATTTACACCATTTTCTTTAGCTATATTAACTCTAGCTTCTTTTAATGCTTGGGATTCTAAAAGTTTTATTTTTAATTTTTCAACTTCAGAAGATTTTAAAAGACCTTTATTTTGTCTAGCTTGAGCTTTAATAAGTTCTTCACTTACTTTAGCTACATCTCTTAAATCTTTACTATAACCTTTTTTAAGAGTATTACCCATAGTTTCGGTAACATCCCCTAATTCTACAGCTTCATCAACAGCTTCTCTAAACCCATTAACAAGTTTATCCCCAATAGAGACAACAGCATCAAGAATATATTGCATTTCTTGGTTAAGTTCCTTTGCTGCTTGTTGTTGTTGTTTTAAATCTGCCATATTCTATGTATATGTAATAAATATTACAAGATTATATTTTACTTATATTTAGAAGTAGCTGATTTAAATTGTTGTTTATTTACTTTTCCAGAACTATCTACTAATTGTTGACCATTTTTCTTTTGGGGTTTAGATGATTCATTTGCTTTAGTATAATGTTCTTTAAGTTTAGATAAAGTAAATCTTCTTAAATATATAGGCATATTATATACTTCACTCCAAATATAACCTCCCCCACCATGAAATACTACTTCATGAACTTCGGTTAATATACTTTTTCTAAATTGTGGTGCGTTATCGGATGTCAGGCCAAAAAAAGTTAAGTCCAATGGGAATTGAAGTTTTTTCTCCAGTGCGTTCACGAAAAAAAGTTAGGTCAACATCAGGTTGAATTTTATTAATATATGTTCTTAATGCTCGGGCATCTTGAGCTAAAAGATAATTATCAACAAAATTTCGAATATCAGACCTTTCTTCACTACCATCTACAGATAAAATCATATGTTTTAATCTAGTAGTTAATTCTGCTGAATTGTTGGAATTAATTCGTTTTAGTCCTTTAATTTCTTGGGCAATTTTTACTTCATCACCATGAGTTAGAATTTTAAACTCAATAGTAATTTTAGTAGAAGGTAATTCAAAAGAAAATCTGTTATTACTTCTAGTAAAAAGGGATTCATCAATTTCTTTATTATCTAACTGACTCAAGTCAATATTATATTCTTCTCCTTGGTAAGAAAATTTATAGTCTTTACCATATCCTAAAATACGGGAAGATACCATAATAGCATTTTTATCACCAATTAATAAATCATTATAATTAACATCACTTACAATTAAAGATTTCATTAATTTATCTAGTACAGTACCATCATTAATATAATTAGCATTAGTAAGAATATCTTCTTCTTTTGCTGTCATATATTTAATTTCAATTTTCCCAGATGATAAAGGGTTATCTGTTGAGTAAAGAAGACCTTTAGAAGGTAGTTGTACTGTTTCTGTTGGTAATTTAAATTCCATATCTTTTATTTATAATAACTTTATTCGAGTATAAATATGAATATAAAAAAGAGCTTGAACGAATCCAAGCTCTCTTTACAAAAATATTTGTTTTTTTTTAGAAGTTCAAAATACAGTAATCAGGTTGTACAGTCATTGAAATTTCAACAGCAGAATCTACTGTATCATAATTATAATCACCGAAGTTTGCTGATGTAATTAAAGCACCCTTAATAATCCATTCTGAAACTACATCACCAACTGGGCCTAATACGTTAAATGTTAAATCTTTTTTATAGAAATCTGAATAACCATCTCTACCAGTTACTGATTCGTGGTGTAGACGTACCCATTCCATTACCGCTTGAGCACCTGAAGGGGTAATTGGGTCAAATAATGTAAAATCGATTGTGTCCCAAGTAGTTTTACCTTTAACGAAACGTTGTACGTTAATATGATTTAAAGGTACTGTTCCTTGGGATAAAGATACACCACTTACACCTTTTACCATGAATGATGGAAAACCATCCATATACATGATGAACCTATTAGTTTGTTTTGGTTCAAAAGCTGTGAAGAAAATTTCGTTAGGGTCTAATACTGCCATTTTGCGTTATATTATTTTATTATAAATATTCAACTTTTAAATCCTTATGATGGGAAAGTAGCTCCTGTTGGAAGTACGTTAAAGTCTAGGATAATAAATTCTGCCGTTTTAGTTGGTTGTAGAAAAATCTGGCCTACTAATTGGTTTCTATCGATAACATCTGGGGTGTTGTTACTATCATCCATTACTACTTTAAATGCATAAAGACCTTGTCTTTGTTGAACACTTTCTAAGTAAGGGTTTACTTGTGATAAGAAGTTATTTCTTGTAGCAGCAGTATTTTGTTCAAATACTAAAGTTTGAGAAATCTGACCAATATAGCTTTTTAAAGAAATTAATAATCTTCTTACATTTACTCTATCTAAAGCACTTGCTTGACGTTGTAATGTTTTTTGTCCATATACTACTGTACCTACTCCAGGGAATGAAGCAATTGGGTTAACTTTAGCATTATATAAAGTATCTCTATTAGATTGAGATAATTTTCTTTCTGGACGAATTACGGTGGTTAAACCACCTCTATTAATACCCGCCGGAGCGAACCATGGTTCAGAGGCATTGTCGTTAAATGCGTAAACTCCCGGAATCATTGTCGAGGCTGGTACCCATACATTATCACCAGTATCTGGATCTGATGTTTGTAACCATGGCCAATACATAGCACCATAAGATGAGTTAATAGTACCAGCTTCTGCTACAGGACCATCGGCCGCTGAAATGGCAAGACCATATGCGGAAGGATCAATAATATAAATTGCATCTCCTCTACTTTGTACATTGTTAATAGCAGTAGTAATAGCTGTGCTATGTGCCGAAACACCTCTAATTAAACCTGGGGTAGTTAATACATTAAATTGGTAATCATCTTGGTTAGCTAATAAATTTAGCATATCACTATAATCTGCTGCTACTAAACCTTGAGTTTGGGTAGCAATGTCCCCAAACATATTGTTAACACCTTGGGCGTTAATTAAACTACCTTCTCCATCTTCGAAAGTACCGGAATAAGAACCTGAACCTTGTGTAGGAATGTACCCTGAGAAAGCAGCTTTAGCATTACCAGCATTATCAAAGTAATCTGGGGTTTTAAGTGATACAGATTTTACTCTTACATATCTAGAAGCATTAGGATAATCGCCTGTTACTTTTACATAATTTTCAGTTGTATCATACTCGTATTTATAATCACCAATTACTCTAGCAACATAATTATCAGATTTAGGGTCTAATGATAATCCTGAGAATGTTTCTAAAACAGTTTTATTAGTGTCTTTATCATCACCTCTTCTAATTAATAAATCAAAAGTACCATTATCTGATGAAGAATTTGCTACTTCCCATCTAATATTATCTTTAGAACCTGAATATAATGCACCATCCCCATTTGGGATTTGGTTTACAGATCCAGAATTATTAAATAATTCCCCTTGATCTAAAACTTCAAGTGTAAATGCAGTTCCATCTTCAGCAGGGATTGCTGATTCAGCATAATCCCAAGTTGAAGAACCTGATACTACTCTAGCTACTAATAAAGATTCACCTCCATTTTGGAAGTAATTATAAGCTGAGATTGATGTTAGGAATGAATATTGATCACTCCCACTGTCAAAAGTAGTACCAAAACGATTTTGATAATCCGAATACGAAGTAACAATTGTAGGAATTTCTACAGGACCTTTTACTGTAGGACCAACAATAGCAGCACCTACTGTTACAGGTTGCTGTGTGATAAATGATTGGTCGTTTTCCCTTGTTAATACACCAGGTGAAATTAAAGTTTCTGCCATTGTTATATTGATTGAATGTTTTGATTATAAATATTCAAAACTTTCTCAAAAACTAACTATTTTTAGTAAATTCTCCAGATTCTAAATCAAAGGTCCCTTCACCATATTTGTCTTGTAACGTTTTAGCTAAACCTACTTTTTCTTTATTAAAAGATGTTACCTGACTTAAAATACTTTCTTTTTGAAGATTTAAGTTTTGAATTTCAATTTCCAACTGTCCTAGTTGAATAATAAAATTGTTTTCTTTTTCTTGAATTGATAAAATTTGTTTTTTATCTTCTTCAGTAATATAAACTTTTTCCATGTTATAAATATTAATTTATTTTTTACTATTTAATTTATTTTTTACTATTTTAAATACTTGGTTAGGGGTTATTGATTTCTGGCAAATATGTTGTTTGTCAGTGCCCTTCCAAATGGGACACCAATCCCAATCACCTGCATCAAAAGTGAAATTTGGGTTAGTCCAACAAGGAAAACATGCATTACCATTAGCTACTCTAGTTACTTTGGTTGTAAATTCATGACCTTTTTCAACAAAACCATTTATCATTATAGTATGTTTATTTAAAGCCCAATTAAACCATGATAAGCCTGAACCTAATCCTATAAATAGATCAGCATGTAATAAATAATTAGCTATTACATTAAAAGGTTGATTCCATGAGTTTATTACATTAGGTAAATCAGATTGATCTTTAGTTAAAGCTACTACTTTATACCCAATTTGGTTTAATAATTTAGTTAAAATAATCCAGTTTTCTCTTGGCCATTCTTTACACCCAGCAGTAGACTGGGGGCCTATGACTACATACTTTTCTAAAATGGGTTTTGTTTGTTTTTTAAAATCAATACCATGATTAATTTCTTTAAAATTTAAACCTAAAATATCTGTAGCTGTTTGTTGTAAAGGTATAGTATTACATTGGGTAGGATGCATATCTGTGTTTTCCCATCCCCCTTGTTCATTTCTAAACCAACCTATTTTGTAATGAGCTATACAAGGGGTTGAAGTACCAGGGTCAATAAATTGAATTTTTTTATAAGCAGGAAGATTTTTGAACCAATCATTATGAAAAGTACATAAAATAACTTTACAATTATGTTTTTCAGCAAATTCTACAGCATAGGGAGTCCAAGCTAAAGTATCACCTAATGAACTTGAATCAATAGAAATAAATACTGGTTGGTTTTGGAGTTCTAATCTAGAAACCTCTTTTCCATTTACTTTGATTAACCAAGGAATATAATATTCTTTACTACATTCTACCCACATATTATTATGGATAGTTTGTTGGTGAATAATTTTATTAGTATCTCTATTGATAAATTCTACTTGATATTCTTTATCAACATCCCCTATAATTTCTACCTTAGGTTTTCCTATATAATTAACACTTATAGTATTAGTATCTTTGGGTTCTTTATAATTATCTAAAAATTCTTGGATAGTATCTCTACCAATTTTTGCTACTTTATCCCAATTAAAATCTCTATGAATAATTTTTGCTTCTTCTACAGCACGTTTTTTATGATCTGTATAATTTTCAAAAGCATCACGCATTACACGAGATAAGTCTTCATAATCAGGTTCGTAATAATTGCCTACATGATTTGGATTTTTAACTTCATTTTTTATTTGTACTGGGAGGCCTTTACCTTTTGCAAATTCTAATTGCCCTGAACAGTTAGAGTAAATAGAGGGAGTACCGCAAGCCATAGCTTCAATTAAAGGTAAATTCCACCCTTCACTACGTGCACAAGATAAAAACACATTACCTTGTTTCATATAGGTAACATAATCTTCTCTACTAACAAAATGCTTTACTTTAATACGTTTATCGGTAAAACCAAAATGTTCTAACCTTTCTTCTGTAGAATTAAAATCATCATTTGCAAAATTATTATCAGCAGCTAAAATAAGATCTACAGGGTCTTCTTTAGTAAACGTTTTTAAAAAAGTTTCAATAATTTCTTTTGTTGATTTTCTATATTCCCATCTACCAAAAAGAATAAATTTAAATCTACCATCTACATAATCTAAAGTAGTTAGAGGATCTTCAGGATAAAAAGTATTTACATCTACACCTTCGGGGACTACTTTTACTTTTTTAGGATCGGCACCTTGAGCAATAGTACAATCTGCTTGCCATTGAGAAGGAACCCACATTTGATCAAATTCTTTCCATTTATTAAAAAACCCTTTAGGTTGTTCTGTGGATTCCCATACATTATAACCAATTTTAGGACCTTTATAATAATCATAAAAATAATGATGGTTGGTTTCCATTAATACTAAATTAACATCATGATCAAATTTATCCCCATGTTTAGTATAAATTGAAGAATCTTCTCTACTATTATCTCCAGTAGTAAGTGTTTGTTTATTTAATAAAATTTTATCTAAATCTGTAAGATAGGATTCATTATTATGGGGTTCATCTGAAAACCCTTCCCATGTATTACCTACTGTATAATTACGAACTTTAACTGGAGTTGATTTAGATAAATGTCTAAAAAAATCTCTAGTATGATTAGCATAACCTGTTGTACCTACATAGGCACCATGAGCATAAACTTTTGGTTCTTTCATATTATCGCATTATGTGACACCCACAATCAATACCTCTAGATCCTTCAAATCCATGGTACATAGGTTTAAGTGGAATTTTTTTATTGTTTATATGTTGTAAAATTAAAGTTTCATTAATAAATACATCATTATTATTATCTCGGTATTCTGGGTTATGAAATATATTATAAAGCATTTCAGAAAACACGCTACAATAATCTTTTATTAAATGAGGAGGACCGATTGCTAATTGGTCATTCATTTGCCAATCCATATTCCAATGTGGAGCGTATTCCCAAAAACTAACGTGTTCTGTACTTAGTTTAGTTATATCTGTAAGTAAATCACAATTATTAGCTACGTTATGAGTAAATAATAAATCATAACGTGTTTTAAATACTAAATCATATTCAATACCTGAAGATTCACATAGGTCCCAAACGCGTTGTGTTGACATCCACATTCCCATTTGAGAATTTAAACGTTGATTATTAGGACCTTTTATATCTGAAGCATCAAATTGGATAGAAGGTTCAAATAAGTATCCTTTAGGTTGATACCAATCAAGTAAATTTTGATACAAATCATTTCCTACTTCATATGTTTTTTGAACCTTACCTTCATTAAAAAAGTCATATTTTTTAAATTCAGTATCTTTCCAAGCATGAAGGTATACATCAATATCATACTTATCTAAAAACCATTTTTTAAGTTCTTGATAACCTTCTCTATATCTACGTGGTTGACCACTAATTAATAATGCTATTTTCATCGTAAAATATGAGCTGTAAAATGTTCTGTTAAACTATTTATAAAATTAATAGGTATTTCGTTTTTTACTAAATGATACTTTAATAAACTTTCAGGACATAATTTATCAGGATGGTCTGAAATTAAAGGTTTAAACCATTCAGGGTATCCTTCATCTATGTAAATGTATTCCAACATATGGGAAAAACAATTAGAATACACATCCATAATTTCCATAGAACTAATGGCAAACAAATCATCTACTTCAGATATTCTAGTAGGATAACCATTAAGTATAGGATATTCAAATAAATTTATACCACTTAAATCTAATTGTGTAATGTCCTTTAAAATAAGACATTCAGGTGAAATATAATCTGTAAAAGCTAAATCAAATCTAGTTCTAATAACTATATCGTATTGTTTACCTGAGTCTTGGAGTAATTTATTACAAGCATAAACTGAATAATACCCACTTAGCATATTATGGAGCCTGTAGCCTAAGTGTCCTTCTATATTTGTTGTATCAAAAGGGATAGGGTGTTGTAGAAAACTATCTTTAGGTTGATATAACTCTAATATTTTATCATAGTCATTTTCTGTGAATTTATATTCAACCAAAGTAGGAGCAAATTTATGTCCCCCAGTCATAGGAGAATTTACATCTTTCCAAGTATGAAGGTAAACATCACAATCATACTTGTCTAAAAACCACTTTTTTAATTCATGATAACCCTGTTCGTAATTACGGGGTTGACCACTAACACAAACTGCTACTTTCATTACTTAAAATGACCTCCTCCTAGCCAAAGTACAAATGATTTTCTAGTACCTGAAGTAACTGGGGTTACTCTATGCATTAGATAAGATGGGAATATTACTACATTACCTTTACCACGTGGTGCAGTATATGGAGACTGACCACCTGGCCAAATTTGTAAATCACCACCTTCATATTCATCTGAATCAGATAATTGGACTGTAACAGAAATTTTACGGAATTTCATAAAACCTTCAGTTCCAATATCCATATGCCAATCGTAATGCCCTTTATTAGTACCATAATACTCCGTATACTGAATATTTTCTGGCATATTGTGGATATCAAAATGGAACATTTCATCATTAGCAATTTTAGCTAACATACCAATTTTATCATAAATCCATTTAGTTTCATCACTAAACGGAACCCATTTAATCATAGAATTACGTGATTCTAAACCCTCACCTTCTGCTTGGTTTCCAGATTCAGTTACCCCAGCTTGTGAGGGAATTTCTTGTACTTGTTGTTCGAGAGTTTTTAATTCTTCTGGGGTAAAACCTTCCTCAAACCAATAATAATTACTTTGATTGACATATTTGTCAAAATCTAATGGAAAAGAATAAAGTGTCTCCATATTTTTTTATTTTTTATTTGTAAATGATACTAATATATAACGTGTTCCTGTTTCTACTGGTCTACCTCCGTGTAAATGAGTAATGTTTCCGGGGTGAGCCATAGCATATCCTTTTTTACGTGGTTGTACTGTAGTTTTATATTTTGGGAGGAATGTACCTCCACCTTTAAATTCATTATTTAATCTAACATTCAATGTAATAACAGAACTATCATGATGCAAGTCTAAGCTGCCTTGGTTTTCTGTATCGTATTTAGCTATAAAGTTTTCACTGGTTAGATTACCCCAACCATCACCTTGTAATTCCCAAAACCAAGTCCAGATAGGATAAACAAATTCCTCTAATACTCTTTGATAAATGTCTTGCATACCTAAACTTTCCATAGTTTGGTCGGTTGTAGGGTAAAATTCATGTCTATCAGTAATCCACTCGTTTTGTTCAGCTAAGTCAATAATTTCATTACAGAATTTTTCTGTAAATAATGGGAATTCTATTACGTTAGAAGCAATTTCATCTACCATCAAACGATATTGGCCTTTTAATAATGCTGGGTTGATGTATTCTTTGCACCATTCCTCCCAGTTAGATACTTTTTTAATAGATGGGGTTATACCTTGGATATTAAATGTAGATAATTGGTCTGCTATATAAAATGTTAAACCAGGGCTATCTTTTTGAATATAATGGTTTATTATAGGAGCTGCTGCTTTTAAACGGGTTTTTCCTGAGTATTCAGCTAGGATATCTTGGCGATGTGTCATACCAAATGTAATAGAAAGGAATTCATCAAAAGCAAACATTTCACTTTTATATTGTTCCATATATTCCTCTACTAAAATTTGAACACCTCTTTTAGATAAAATATAAGCGTGAGAATTATAAGTATAATCAGGTTCTACCCATCCATCTAAACCTTCTATTGGTTTTTCTAATGAAGCCTCTAAAGCATTACGTCCTAAATAAATTAAGTCGTACCCTCTATTTAATAATTCCTCAACTTGAGCCCAGTCTACTGGGGTGTCCTCATAGAAGTCTTCTTCTAAAATTAAAGTAGTTTCTAAACCCCTGCGATATGAATCTACCCAAGTATCTACGTGAGATAAACCACAGCCTAATTCACCTTCCATTACATCACGTTTCCACCATTTATTACTACCCTCAATATTCCATCTAGAATGTTTAGCTACACCAAATTTATCCCAATCTTCTTGAGACATTTTACGAGCATCAAATCCGGGTTTGATAAAATATTCTGTAGGTGAGGGTAAAGTAATATTATTACATTTTTCTACTATCTCTGGGGTTTCTTGTAGTGCTAAAACGTAAAATAACTCTAAATTCATATGTGTTTTTGTTATTAAAGAATTCCAATGTTTATTTACTCTGGAGTCCCATGTACATTCATCTAAATAATTAGGTACTTGATCCCAATCTATAACTTCAGTAGTATTTAAGGTATCAAAACCATTTAATGTTTCTTTTAATCCTCCCCATTCCCATGTAATAGGTTGAACTTTATGTCCTAACATCTCTAAAGCAGTAATACAGAAAGTCTCCTCGTATGATGAGGGATAATACCAATAGGTACTCTCTGCCATTAATTCATATAGCTCATGTTGGGGTAATGTACCAAGGAATTCTATACCATCCAAATTATCTACTAAATCCTTAAAATAAATGTTGTAATATTCTAACCCATATTCTGGGGTAGATATTTTTAGTGTAGCCTTAGGGTTATTAGATTTAATATCACCCCATTCTTGTAGAAGTTGAAATAATCCTCGTTCACAATGTGAGGTATAAATGTATTGATTTGGGTTTTTATTACCTATTTTAAATTTAGAAATATCTACTCCATTACCTATAACTTGGATTTTATCTCTAGTTTCTGGGAATTGTTCTATAAATTTGTTTTTATGCCATTCTGTTAGACAGACTATAGATTTTAAGCGAGAATCTAATAAAAGTTCACGATGGTTTGGTAGTTCTTCGCCATTCCACCACGTGAAATAATCGGTATTATGTACCCAAAATATCGAATCGGTATACTCGATATCCTCAAATTCTTTAATGTAATGAATGTATGAAACCCCAATAATAGTATCTACAGAATCGACTTCATTTTTGAAATCTTGTGTGGGTCTATACATTACTCCATCATAATCCCCATAAACTACCCCACCAACGACCCAAATATCCCAAATTGGATTTTGGGATTTAAGGGTTTTAGCTAAATTTATAATACATTGTTCTGTACCCCCTAAACCAATTTCGTCTATAGTTTCAGGTGAGTAAGGTGGGGAATAATATCCCGCGTATATAACTAATTTCATAACTTTTTACTAATTTATTTAAGGTATTTCACTTATATCTGGTTGATACCATTCATCAATTCTATTTGGAGAGTAAATCCAATCTTGAACGTCATTGGACTTTTCAAATTTTACTAGATAATCTGATATTACATAGCTATGGTGAACTTCAATTATACATTCACTTCCACTTGTATTCCATACAGGAGAATACTCTAAATTATCAGAATGTACATTATATTGACTTACATTTAAAATATAATAAAATTGTGCCATAATTCAAAAATTAAAATCCATACGCTCCAAAACTCATTCCGCTTATAGAAACATTGGAGAGGTTATTATTGTATTGAGTAATAGTACCCCCATCATCAAAACTAACATTTGTAATTAAATTAGTAGTACTTATAGTTTGTGCTGCTTCTGCTCTTGTAGAATCATATAGATTACTAACTACTGATGATGATAGTGTTTTATTATAAAAAGCCCACTCGTCTATTCTACCATTCCATGGGACAGTTGTTAAAGCATGTCTTTGAGCACCTATAGCTAACCTTCCCATAGTATTATTAGTTCTAGTATTATTATTAGAGACTGCTACAGAAGTTAATTGTGAAGCATTCCAATAACATTTAAATGCATTTGAAGCTATAGTTTGGGATGCATCATAGGTAATTGTAAGCATACACATATTATCACTATTAACATTACCCCTATTTGTACTTAACCATTTATTTGAAGAAGAAGTACCAGTACCTGTAGCTGAGTTATTATCATGTAAAGCCCACTGAGCATCAAAGTTTGTAGCGTTAGTTCTTATTCTCATTATAAGTCTATTAGAACTTTGGTTGTATTGTAAGAATGTACGATTATTAGTACCAGAAGTAGTATTATTAAAATCCCATACAGTACGATTTGCTGCTGATGTTTGGTCCATTCTAACATATACTCTAATACTCCAATCAAAATTAGTTAGATTATCGTAAGAGCCATTCATAGTAGCTGTAACATTATCATTAGTACCATCAAAATCGCCGTAGTAATAATTTTTATATGCTTGTTCTGCACTTGTAATTAAACCATTTGTAAAATCTAAAGCGGTAGAATAACCTGCTTGGTCTTTTAATCCATATATTGTAGGGGATGTTGAAACACCTGGATAAGTAGCTTGTGATTGACCTGGGTTACCTTTAGGGCCAATTAAACCAATAGGACCTTCAGGACCTTGAGGTGAAGGACCAATAGGACCAATAGGACCAATAGCACCAATAGGACCAATGGCACCTGTAGCACCTGATGGACCAATGTTACCAATTAGACCTTCAGGACCTTGTGGACCATTTGGACCTTGTGGACCATTTGGACCTTGAGGACCAATAGCACCTTGTACACCTATAGGACCTTTAGCACCTGTTCTACCTTTAGGACCAATAGCACCTATAGCACCAGCTGGACCTTGAGGTCCTCTAGCACCTGGGGCTCCTTGAACATTAGCTGGACCAATAGGACCGATACTACCTTTAGGACCAATTAAACCTTCAGGACCTATAGGACCTTTAGGACCTTGTGGTCCTAACGGACCAATTGATGCTGTAGGACCTTTAGGACCTATTAAACCTTCAGGACCTTGAGGACCTAATGGACCAATTGGACCAATAGGACCTTCAGGACCTTTAGCACCAATATCTGGTGTATTACCTTTAGGACCAATTAAACCTTCAGGACCTCTTGGACCTTTAGGACCAATAGGACCTTTAGGACCAATTAAACCTCTAGCACCAATACCAGCATCTGTACCTCTAGGACCTATTAAACCTTCGGGACCTTGTGGACCTAAAGGACCTAATGGACCAATAAGACCTTGAGGACCTATAGGACCATTTACATTTTCTATACCTCTATCACCTATTAAACCTTCAGGACCTTGTGGGCCTAATGGACCTTGTGGGCCTATATTTCCTTGTGGACCAATAGCACCGATAGCACCAGCGGGACCTTGAGGACCTTCAGGACCAATAGCACCTTTAGGACCTATATTACCTATACCACCTGTTCTACCTTTAGGACCAATAGCACCTATAGCACCTATTGGACCTTTATTACCTATCAAACCTTCAGGACCTTGGGGACCTAATGGACCAATTGGGCCAATATTACCTTCAGGACCTTTAGGACCAATATCAGGTGTATTACCTTTAGGACCTATTAAACCTTCAGGACCTTGTGGTCCTAATGGACCAATATTACCTTGTGGACCTATTGGGCCAATAGCACCTTGTGGTGCCGCAGGACCTATATTACCAATTAGACCTTCAGGACCTTGCGGTCCTATAAGACCTTCAGGACCAATAGGACCTTGTGGACCAATAGCTCCTTGATTACCCGATATACCTTTAGTACCTATGGGACCTGTTACTCCTTTAGGGCCTTTATTACCTCTAGGACCTTCGGGACCTTGTGGTCCTAATGGACCAATTGCGCCTGCAGGGCCCTGTGGTCCCAGTGGACCTATAATACCTTTAGGTCCTATATTACCTATACCACCTGTTCTACCTTTAGGACCAATAGCACCTATAGCGCCCGATGGACCTTTATTACCAATAAGACCTTCAGGACCTTGTGGGCCTAATGGGCCAATAGGACCAATGTTACCTTCAGGGCCTTTAGGACCAATATCTGGTGTATTACCTTTAGGACCTTGAGGACCAAGTGGTCCTATAGCACCATTATCTCCTCTAGGACCTTGAGGACCTTGAATTCCTTGATCGCCTGAGGTGTAAATTTCGTCTGTGTGTTGGTACCATGTAGAACCTGATGATTCTGATGGTTTTTTCCAAAATACTGTTAAACCGTCACCACCACTATATTCTTGTTGATAAACTACAATATTATAACTAGTACCTGCTGTTAATGAAATAGTACCAGTTGTAGTACCTAAAGCGCTTCTACCTCTACCACCATAAAAAGAAGCAACAATAGTACTTCCAATTTTCAATTGAACAGAATCATCAGATTCTGCTGTAAAGGTGTACGTACCAGTTTCTGTTGGTCTAAATATACCTGTTACTCTGGTTGAAAAATATGCTCCAGAATTAGGGACTGTAATTCCTAAGGATTCAAGTAGGGCTGTAGTAGTCCAATTTAAAGCATTAGTTGTATTATTTAAGTCACTAACTACTGAATCTGTAAATGATGTATTTGATAGGTTTACATTAAAGAATGATTCAAAATCTGAAGCATTACCTGGGTAATTTGAATATTGAGAAGTATTACCATTACCATTATGAGTAGAGAAAGTTTCTATTAATACACTACCTTCAATTTCATTTGGTTGACCTTTAGGACCTATAAGACCTTCAATACCTTTAGGACCTTGTGGGCCTAATGGACCAATAGCACCTTGTGGGGCTGCTGGACCAATAGGACCAATAGCACCTTGGGCTACATCTTCACCAATAAGACCTATAGGACCTTGTGGTCCTAATGGACCGATAGGACCTTTAGGACCTTGTGGACCTAATGGACCAATTGCACCTTGTGGGGCAGCTGGGCCTATATTACCTATTAAACCTTCAGGGCCTTGAGGACCTTGGGGACCTAATGGACCAATAGCACCTATAGGACCAATAGGTCCGTTTACAGCTTCTACACCAATAGCACCAATCCCCCCTGTTAGGCCTTTATCACCTATAAGACCTTCAGGACCTTGTGGTCCTAATGGACCAATTGCACCTTGTACGTTTGCATCTCCTCTAGGACCAATTGCACCTTGTACGTTTGCATCCCCTCTAGGACCAATATCACCTCTAGAGCCTATAAGACCTTCAGGACCAATAGGACCTTGTGGGCCTAAGGGACCAATATTACCTTTTTCTGCTGCGTTACCTATATTACCAATTAAACCTTCAGGACCAATATTACCTCTAGGACCTTCAGGGCCTTGTGGACCTAATGGACCAATTGCACCTTGTACATTTGCATCCCCTCTAGGACCAATAGCACCTTGTGGAGCATCAGCACCTATATTACCTATTAAACCTTCAGGACCTTGTGGTCCTATAGGACCTTCATTACCTTTTATACCTTGAGGACCTTTAGGACCTGTTACATTAGCAGGACCTTTAGGGCCTATAGCACCTTGAGGTGCAGCATCTCCAATTAAACCTTCAGGACCTTGTGGTCCTATAGGACCTTCATTACCCTTTATAACTGTAATTCCTTTAGGTCCTTGTAAACCTCTAGGGCCCCGATCACCTTGTGGTCCTTGTAATTCTATTTTACCTGAACCACTATCACCTACTGCAATACTATTTGTATTAGAATCAAATATTACAGCACCTGTAGGTGGGTTAGCAGGGGCTCCAGCTTGGGTAGGTAAAATAATAGTAGCATCGTTACTAACATTTAATGTTTTAGTATCGGAGTCCTTCATTTCCATTAAGGAATCTCCTCTTTCATTAGTAACTTCAACTACAGAACCACTAATAGTATAAATAATTTTACTACCGTTTCCGTTATCGAACTCTACACTACCTGAGGAAGGTATTATTTTAACGCTTTTAGCCATTTATATGGATATCTATTTATTAACTAAAACTAACAAGTACACCTTGTTCAAACCCAAAATTACTAGTTGTACCATCAGCTCCCTGGATTGAAAAGTCAGTATCTATTCCAGTAGGGGCATCAGCACCCGCTGGACCAATATTACCTTGTGGACCTCTAGGACCAATAGCACCTGTAGTACCTGCAGGACCAATAGCACCTCTAGGGCCAATATTACCTTTTGGACCAATAGGTGAAGAACCTCCAGGACCAATAGGACCTTGGACCCCAATAGGACCTCTAGGACCAATTGGACCTCTAGGACCAATAGCACCTTCAGGACCAATAGGTGAGTTACCAATAGGACCTTGTGCTCCTGTTGGTCCTTCAGGACCAATAGGTGAGTTACCAATAGGACCTCTAGGACCCTGAGCACCACTAGGTGATGTACCTTTAGGACCAATAGCACCTCCTGGACCTATAGGACCTTGTGGACCTATAGCACCTTGAGGACCAATAGGACCTCTAGGACCAATAGGTGAAGTACCTTTTGGACCAATAGGACCTTGAACCCCAATAGGACCTCTAGGACCAATTAAACCTCTAGGACCTTGAATACCTTGTGGACCAATTGGTGAACTACCAGCAGGACCAATAGGACCTTGAATACCTATAGCACCTGCAGGACCAATAGCACCACCAGGACCAATAGGACCTTGTGGACCAATTGGTGAACTACCAGCAGGACCAATAGGACCTTGAATACCAATAGGACCTCTAGGACCTCTTGGACCAATATTACCAATAGGACCTTGTGGACCAATTGGTGAAGTACCTTTAGGACCAATAGGACCTTGGTTTCCAATAGGACCTCTTGGACCAATTAAACCTCTAGGACCTTGGATACCTTGTGGACCAATAGGTGAATTTCCAATAGGACCTCTAGGACCAATAGCACCTCCAGGACCAATATTACCAATAGGACCTTGTGCTCCTGTTGGTCCTTCAGGACCAATAGGTGAAGCACCTTGAGGACCGATAGGACCTTGTATACCAATAGGACCTCTAGGACCAATTAAACCTCTAGGACCTTGAATACCTTGTGGACCAATTGGTGAACTACCAGCAGGACCAATAGGACCTTGAATACCAATAGGACCTCTAGGACCAATATTACCTATACTACCTTTAGGGCCAATATTACCTTGTGGTGATGTACCTTTAGGACCAATAGGGCCTTGAACTCCAATAGGACCTCTAGGACCTCTAGGACCAATATTACCAATAGGACCTCTAGGACCAATAGGTGAAGCACCTTGTGGTCCAATGGGGCCTTGTTCTCCGCCTACACCAATAGGACCAATAGGACCTTGAATACCAATTGGGCCTCTAGGACCGATGGGTGAATTTCCAATAGGACCTCTAGGGCCAATAGCACCTCCAGGACCTATATTACCGATAGGACCCTGTGCCCCTGTTGGTCCTTCAGGACCGATAGGAGAGTTACCTTGTGGTCCAATAGGACCTTGAATACCGATAGGACCTCTAGGACCAATATTACCTTGGGGACCTTGAATACCAATAGGACCTATAGGTGAACTACCAGCTGGGCCAATAGGACCTCTAGGACCGATAGGACCTATATCACCTTTAGTACCTTTAGGTCCTGCTGGACCTTGTGCTCCTGTTTGACCTTTATCTCCTTTAGGACCAATAGGACCTTGAATACCTTGTGGACCAATTGGACCTCTAGGACCGATTGGACCAATAGGTGAAGTACCTTTAGGACCAATAGGACCAATAGGAGATGTTCCTTTAGGACCCGTAGGACCAATAGGACCTCTAGGACCAATTGCACCTTGTATGCCAATAGGACCTCTAGGACCAATATTACCAATAGGAGATGTTCCTTTAGGACCAATAGGACCTTGGATACCTATAGGACCTCTAGGACCTCTAGGACCAATGTTACCAATATTACCTTTAGGACCAATTGGTGAAGTACCTTTAGGACCTTCAGGACCTTGAGCACCTGTTGGACCAATAGGACCTTGTATACCAATAGGACCCCTTGGACCTATAGGACCAATAGGAGATGTCCCTTTGGGACCAATAGGACCAATAGGTGAAGTACCTTTTGGACCAATAACACCTATAGGACCTATAGGACCTTGTGGACCAATATTACCGATAGGACCTCTAGGACCAATGTTACCAATAGGGGATGTTCCTTTAGGACCAATAGGACCTTGTGGTCCAATGTCACCAATAGGACCTTGAATTCCAATAGGACCTCTAGGACCAATAGGACCAATAGGTGAAGTACCTTTTGGACCTATAGGACCAATTGGTGAAGTACCTTTAGGACCTTCAGGACCTTGGGGGCCAATTAAACCTCGTGGACCTTGAATACCTGTGGGACCCTGAATACCTTGTGGACCAATAGGAGATGTTCCTTTAGGTCCAATAGGACCAATAGGTGAAGTACCTTTAGGACCTTGTGGTCCAATTAAACCTCTAGGACCTTGTATACCTGTAGGACCTTGGGCTCCGTCGTCTCCAATAGGACCTTGTGGACCTCTAGGACCTTGAACACCTTTTTGACCACCACCTATTTCAAATTGTGTACTACTTTTTACAAGTAATTGATTTGTTGATGAATCAAAGAACATAGCTCCTTCAGGAGCATCCGATGGAGTACCACTTACAGTGGGAATTATAAATTCAGCACTATTATCTATGTTGATAGTACTACCAGTCATAGACATGAGGGTAGTACCACCCGCCTTAGTGGTGAGGGTACCGCCATCCATTTCCATTTCTACGCTATTACCTCCGTCTGTGAATTCAAAGCTACCTGAGCCGGGGATTATTGTAACGTTTTTAGCCATGTTCTTTTATTTAATATAAATATATGATTATTTAACTTGGTACTCAACTTCTATTGGTCCATCTGCTTTTCTTTCTGCATGAACTATGTAGTAAGCATTAACTTCTCCACATTGACATCCTACAGTAATTGATGCAGTTGTAACAGTATCTACATAATGAGTACATGGACTTCCTACGGGAGTTAATTGGACTGATATACTGTCTTCGTATACTAACCCGCTCCAGTAATCTGGGAGTTCAATTGTGTTACTTCCGCTGAGATGACCTCTAACATAAACACCTCTTTCAGGACCCTCCATTACAGAGTGACGAAGTCTCCATCCTTCTTTTGTTGGGTGTGGTATATCAAACTGTTTTTCTTCAGCTGTAAATACACCTGAAACATTAAAGGTATTTCCATCCCAAGTAAGTCCAGCATCACTAGTAACAGTATTAGCATCTGACCAATAAGTTATACGAGTAGCAGCACCTGAACCATCTACTAGACTAGAACCCCAAACACGAGAATCAATCTCATCTGTTTTTAGGAAACCATCTGCATCTTTTATTACTACAGAGTTATCAACACCTGTAGTTAAATTGGCTTTTACTGTATTAGCAATAATTTCCCAAGGATTAGTAGTATCACCTAAGGTATTTCCTGAAGCTTCTGAAATTATATCCCCATCTATTTTCCCTTGGAATTGGATGGTATCAGTTGCTGCATTACCCAATATAGTATTACCTGTTACAGTTAAACCCCCAGTTACAGTTAGTGTACTACCATTAAATACTAAATTAGCTTCTGCATTAGCTGCACCTTGAACCCCAGTTGAAGTTAATACTCTATTATTACCTAAATTAGTTATAGTAGCTGTACCTGAAGTACCTGAGCTACCTGATGAGCCTGATGAACCTGAACTACCTGAAGTACCTGAGCTACCTGATGAGCCTGATGAACCTGAACTACCTGAAGTACCTGAGCTACCTGATGAGCCTGAAGTACCTGATGAGCCTGAACTGCCTGATGAACCTGAGCTTCCTGATGTACCTGAAGAACCACTTGAACCCGAAGTGCCTGAAGAGCCTGAGCTA